AACTAAAAACCGAGAAGAAAAAAAGATTATCCATAATAAACTTATTCAAACGGTTTTTAAGCACCGAGATGAGTATTACAAATATGTCCATAGAGATGTATTTCCAGACTCTCATGCATTTGAAGAATTTCGAATAAAGAGGTATAATACTGGAGGTGAGGATCGCTTTGATACTCACGTTGACGTAAAGGACCATTCAAGTGCCAGGAGATTTTTATCTTTCTTCTGGTATTTGAATGATGTTGAAGAAGGTGGAGAGACTGAGTTTGATGATTTAGTTATCAAACCAAAGAAAGGAACTCTAGTTATCTTTCCTCCACTATGGATGTTCCCACATAAAGGTAATCCACCTATTAGTGGGACAAAATATCTACTAAGCACTTATTTACATTATAAATGATGGAACGAATCGAGACTACAATTCTTAGAAATCTTATTCATAATGAGGATTATTCTCGCAAGGTTATTCCATTTATTGAACCTGATTATTTTGATAGTAGATCTGAAAAAGTAATCTTTGAGGAGATTACTCAGTTTATTGTAAAATACGGTGGTGCCATTACTACTGAAGCACTAAATATTGAGGTTGAGAACAGGACGGATCTAAACGAGAGTGAGATTAAAGAAACTAGAGATATCTGCAATTCTTTTAATGACTCTCCGGTAGACCACCAATGGTTGCTAGACACTACTGAGAAGTGGTGTCGTGACCGTGCGATTTATCTTGCTCTGATGGAATCAATTGCCATCGCTGACGGGCAAGATGAAAAAAAGAATCGGGATGCGATTCCAAGCATTCTGTCAGATGCTTTGGCAGTTTCTTTTGATAATAATATTGGACATGATTACTTACAAAACTACGAAGAAAGGTATGACTACTACCACAAGAAGGAAGACAAGATTCCTTTCGATCTCGAATATTTCAACAAAATCACGAAAGGTGGTCTACCTAACAAGACTCTTAATGTCGCGCTCGCTGGTACAGGCGTCGGCAAGTCTCTATTCATGTGCCACCAAGCTAGCTCCGTGCTGCTCCAAGGACGGAACGTTCTCTATATTACAATGGAGATGGCAGAAGAGAAGATTGCTGAGCGAATTGACGCCAACCTTCTCAATGTCCCAATCCAAGACCTGACAGATCTTCCTAGGTCAACATTCGAAAATAAAGTAACAAGTCTTGCAAAGAAAACTCAGGGAACTCTTATAATTAAAGAGTATCCAACTGCGAGCGCACATAGTGGACACTTTAAGGCACTTCTTAATGAGCTTGCACTTAAGAAGTCATTTAGACCTGATATTATTTTCATTGATTACCTTAATATATGTGCTTCCTCTCGGTATCGCCAGGGCGGTTCTATCAATTCATATAGCTATATTAAGTCTATTGCAGAGGAGCTTAGAGGGTTGGCTGTCGAAGCCGA